TGAAGAAGTATTCAGATGATTGTGTTCTACGTGAACATAGGTTTCGTTATCTGATGGATCAACAAGAGCGTACTGGTTTCTACTTTGATCTACCTTACGCTACTGAGTTTCTAGCAATTCTAACAGACAAGTATCTTGAGATTGAACGTAATCTACAGAAAATCTTTCCTCCAACTATTATTGAAATGAATAGTTATTGGTGGGAAGATGATAACGGTAATCTTTGGAAAACCAAAAAGGAAGCACTAGACAGTGGCGTTAAGAACGTTGTTCCTGGTAAGTTGAAGACAAAAGAAATACCGTTTAATCCTGGATCAAGACAACAGATAGCAGAACGTTTGATAGAAAAAGGATGGAAGCCAAAGGAAAAAACAGAAAAAGGACATATCATTGTAAATGAAACTGTTCTTGAATCTGTTGATATACCAGAGGCTCAAGCAATTAAAGAATACCTTTTGCTTCAAAAACGTGTAGCTCAAGTCAAGTCTTGGATTAAGTTCTGTGATCCTGTTACATCAAGAGTACATGGTAGAGTTATGACACTTGGTACTGTATCAACTAGATGCAGTCACAATGATCCTAACGTTGCTCAAACTCCTGCTTCATACTCTCCTTATGGAAAGGAATGCAGAACTTGCTGGACTGTGGAAAACAAAAAAGATTACAGATTACTTGGTTGTGATGCTTCTCAACTTGAACTTCGTATTCTAGCTCACTACATGAAGGATGAAGATTACATAAAAGAAATTCTACACGGTGATATTCATACAGCTAATCAAAGAATGGCTGGATTGGAAACCCGTGACCAAGCAAAAACATTTATCTATGCTCTGATCTATGGTGCTGGTCCAGCTAAGATTGCTAGTATCATTGGACAATCTAAAGCCAAAGGAAAGCTGATCAGAGATAAGTTTCTCTCCAACGTACCGTCGCTCAACANAGTGTTGACAAGCGTGAACGACTGTGCTACAAGGACGGGAAGGCTGCGAGGCTTGGATGGTAGGTATCTTCAAGTTCGTAGTTTACATGCCGCTCTGAATGTGTTAATTCAAGGTGGTGGAGCAATCGTTTGTAAAGAATGGTTGATCCAAATTATGAAAGAAGTGTATAGACTAAAAATAGACGCCAGACCTGTTGCAAACATTCATGATGAAATTCAGTTTGAGGTTCATAAGGATCAAGCTGACATTCTTGGAGAGGTAACAAAGACGGCAATGAAGAATGTGGAGTCTGTTTTAAATTTAAATTGTCCACTTGACAGTGATTTTAAAATAGGCTATACATGGGCAGAAACGCATTAAACCAAAGGAGATATTATGATTATGCGTACTAATGAAGACCGACTACTGACAGCTTTACGTAAGCGTATGCGAGTTACTCGTAAGACTGCTATTGAGAATGGCTGGTGCGAGAANCTCACCGCCACTATTTCAGACCTTCGTAGAAAAGGGTTTGACATTCATACAAAGACTAACTATACAGAAGATGGTAAGTCTTATACCCGATACAGTCTCGTATCGGAACCACTAGAAAATCTATCAAACGTAATCTAACAACTTTATCATTCATATAGGAGTAAATGAACTATGGCTGTTGTAAAAGGCAAATCACACTGGGCTAAACTTGATCGTGCAGTAAATGCATTTGATCCTTCTAAACCTCGCTGGTCTATTGATCTTCAACTAGACAAGGAAGGTATTAAGCAAATGAAGGAACTTGGTATTCCTGTAAAGAACAAGGACGATGATCGTGGAGACTTCGTTACTTTTCAAAAGGACCAGTTCTTATCCAATGGACAAGAGCTTCCAAAGCCTCGTGTTCTTGATGCTAAGAAGAACGATATTTCCGGTACACTAATTGGCAACGGTTCTATCGTTAAAGTATCCTTCTATCCAAAGGAATGGAAGTATGCTAATCGTACTGGAGTACGTGGCGTACTGAAGGATGTACAGGTCATTGAACTTGTAGAATATGCTCGTAAGGACGAGTTTGAAGAGGAAGATGGGTACGTTTCATCTACTCCTAGTGTAGCTCAGAAAGTAGATTCTGTCGAAGATACTTTAGAGTTTGACTAAGAGAATACGGAAGGGGCATTATCGTAATGGGTAAACTTGATAATCTAGTTTCAGATATTGGAAGAATATTCAAAGAAGGTAAGCAACCTTCTGAGAAAAATTTGAAACAGTTTACTGATGATGTCTCTTCCGTTATTCGTAAGTCGTTTGAAACGAGAGATGTAGCTCCAGAAGAGGCAATTAGATTTTCCAGTATAGGAAAGCCTGACAGGATGTTGTGGTACATTAACAACAAGCCTGAGATTGCAGAGGAGCTACATCTTTCAACTCGTATTAAGTTTATGTATGGTGACTTGATTGAACAGCTTCTCGTTCTGTTAATCAAGACTGCTGGATACGAGGTAACTGATCAACAAAAAGAGATAAACATTGATGGAGCTAAAGGACATACCGATGGTCGAGTTAATGGTGTTGTTGTTGATTATAAATCTGCCTCTCCACATTCATTCAATAAATTTCTTAATGGCGCTATTTTTACAGACGATCCATTTGGCTATGTTGCTCAGTTATCAGGATATGCAGATGGAGAAGATGAAGCGGCTTGGATCGTAGCTAATAAAGTAACAGGACATATTCATGTTCTAACTCTTGATAGTCTTGAAATGATAGACTTCAAAGAAAGACTATCTCATGTACGTTCTGTTATTAAAAACGATACTCCACCAGAGAGATGCTACGAAGACAAACCAGAAGGGCAGTCAGGAAACAGAGTGTTGGCTATTGGCTGTATGTACTGCGACTACAAAGATGACTGCTGGAAGGATGCAAACGAAGGTAAAGGATTACGAAAGTTTGTATATTCAAATGGTCCTAAGTTCTTTACAAAAGTAGAGAAAGAACCTAAAGTAGAAGAAGTGCCTTTATAAATGAATAACTACAGAAGTAAAGCAGAACAGTTTTTTGCAGAGTATCTTGAAACAAATTCTATTAAATTTGAATACGAAAATTTTAGTATTCCTTATGTTATTACTAAACATTATTATCCAGATTTTTTTATTGCTGATTATAATTTCTTTGTTGAATATAAGGGATACTTCAAACCCTCAGATAGAGGTAAACATTTACTATTTAAACAACAACATCCTAACATAGACATTAGATTTGTTTTTCAAAATGCGAGGAATAAGATAAACAAAAAATCCAAAACAACTTATGGCGATTGGTGCGATAGACATGGATTTATATGGGCAGAAGGAACCATACCTAAATCATGGCTACGAAAAAACAAAAAATTGAAACACTAATTAGCTATAAAAATGAATACGTTAGTAGCGATTCATTATTAGATCAATATTTTTCTTCCGTAACTAGCGTAAGCAATGTTATTCTTAATCCTGTAGATGATGACAAAGAAGAGTCATCTCCAGAAAGATTATTATTTCTCGCTGTTATCTATCAAGCAATCCTAGACGTAAGCCGTGAAGAATTACCGGATGAGTCTGATCTTATCAAACGCCAGCGACGGGAAGCCATAAGCTGGTTCTTCGATGAAAAATATATTGACGATCTTGACGAGATTTGCTATCTAGCCGGTATCAATTCTAGATGGCTTGTCAGAATTGTTAAACAAATCGTAGACGGTGAATTAGAGTTTGACCGTAAGCGTATTAACGTTCTTATCAATTCAACAAACACATAAGGAATAAAGAAATGTATGGTGTTCAATTGTCTTTGTTTGACGATGAAGAACCTTGGAATGAAGGTTCTGACAATGTAAACTCTCCATCACATTATAACAAAGGATTAGTAGAATGTATTGACGCCATTCAATCTGCTACTGATGATGGATTTGAGTATTATCTACAAGGTAATATCATTAAGTATTTATGGCGTTACCGTCATAAGAATGGTGTAGAAGATTTAAGAAAAGCAAAATGGTACCTAAACAAGTTAATTGAAATCAAGGAGAAGCCTCTATGTACGGACCAGAAGTAAAAGCATGTGATGATCTTCATGCTCAAAAATACAGACTACCTAATGAAAGTTTTGAAGAGGCTATGAACCGTGTTGCAGGAGCTTTAAGCGATGATGAAGAACATTTTAACGACCTTAAAGAAATTCTTAAAGACATGCGTTTCATGCCAGCGGGACGTATTCAATCGGCTATGGGAAGCCCCAAGAACGTTACAGCATACAATTGTTTTGTTTCTGGTACGATTCACGACTCAATGGAAAGCATTATGGAAAGGGCTTCCCAAGCCGCTGAGACTATGCG